CTTGGCAGCCTCCTTCTCGGCCTCCTTTGCCGCCTTCTCAGCGGCCTTGGCCTCCTCCTTGGCCTTCTTCTCGGCCTCCTTGGCAGCCTCCTTGGCAGCCTTCTCAGCGGCCTTCGCCGCCTCCTTCTCGGCGAGCTTCGCAGCCTTGGCCGCCTCCTTCTCAGCGGCCTTCTGCTCAGGCGACTTCTTCGCCGCCTCCTTGGCCGCCTTCTCAGCAGCCTTGGCGGCCTCCTTCTCCGCCTTCTCAGCGGCCTTCGCCGCCTCCTTGGCCGCCTTCTCGGCCTCCTTCTCAGCCGCCTTCTGCTCGGGCGACTTCTTGGGCGTTGCGGCCTTGACCGCCTTCGCCTCTGCCTTGGCGGCCTTCTCGGCCTCCTTGGCTGCCTTGGCCTCTTCCTTGGCCTTGGCGGCAGCGGCCTTCTCGGCCTCCTTTGCTGCCTTGGCGGCCTCCTTCTCAGCCGCCTTGGCCGCCTTCGCAGCGGCCTTCTCCTCCTTGGTCGCCTTGCGCTCGGCGACACGCTCCGGGAGCGTCGGTGCCGCAACCGGCACCTCGACCTCCGACTCGACGGCCGTCTCGTTCCCGTGCTCGGGGAAGAGCTCGGCCATCAGCGAGGCGATGAACATGTCCCTCGCCTCCTCCGCAGACGGCTCACCCTCGCGGTCGAGGGCAGGGTTCGTGGCGGAGACCTTGATGATGGCGTTGATGATGACCTGCTTGAGCGAAGACATCTTGAACCTGGGTGTACTGTTGTTGAGAGCTTGTGAGCTGTGAACAGTGTGTGGCTTGCCGGGGGGCACAGACCATAGGGCCTGCCGAGCACGAATCCGTTTTGGAGAGTTGGACCCCTTCAAAACGGATTCGTGGTGCCCTGCCTCCTCGGTCCGTCCCCCACTCTCTCACACCCAGACACCATGTCAGCCTTCTTCAACTCAAGCCTCCCTGAGGACTCTGTTCTCGCCGCCTGGCGGGAGCGCAAGGCCAAGCTGCTCGCTAAGCAGCTCCAAGACGCAAACGACTGCCTCTACTCGGTGGTCGAGGATAGCATCCTTGGTCGCAGGACCGAACTGCTCAACGCTCTGCTGGACGCCATCAACACGGCCCCGTCCTCGCAGGGCATCTCCATCCCGCTCTGGTCCTACCACACGTCCCACTACAAGAGCCGATATCGGGACATCGTGGGCACCCCGGAGTGGTACGTGATGGAGACCCGCCTCCGCCGGAAGGGGTACCACTGGGTCGTCGGACGGGTCGACCGGTACAAGGACCCTGAGACGGCGCTGCGGGCCGATGACGGGGCCTGGGACTACATCTGGGGCTGGAACGGCACTCCGACGTCGGTCCACGAGGTCGTTCGCCGGACCGACTTCCGGCAGCGTATCGCTCTCCTCTTCGGAGATGACCGGTACCGGGTCTCCTACCGGGTGACCCACCAGAAGGTCCTCTCCCGGCCGCTGGACGTCGTCGTGGACAAGGTGGAGCTGCGGCTCCACTTCCACCCGAGGGGTCTCTACGACCGGAGCCGCAAGGCTCTCCTGGACACGAAGCTCAAGTACGAGAGCCACGTCCCGGAGCCGGAGGACTGGCGTATCCCCTACCTCTGGACTGGGGTGGAGGAGGAGACTCCCGGCCTCTCCAACGAGCCGTCCACGCCTCCTCCGCCTCCGCCTCCCACGGAGCCGCCTGTTCTGGCTCGGAGGACCAACGGTGGGGGTATCAACCCGCCAACGGGTGACGAGTCGCCTGTCCCGCTAACGGACGAGGCTCGGGCCTCCTGGAACGCCTTCGTCGACTCGGTCGAGGCAGGGCGCAGGCTCGACTTCGGCATCCACGAGTACTCGGGCCCGGATGCGCTCCAACGGGCGGCACGGGACACGCTGCTGAGTGCCGTTGACGATGCGGCGCCGTGCCACTGCGGGTACCACCACCCGGAGGAGGAGTAACGGTTCCCCGGCCAACGGCTAGGACCCTGGGGGCAGGACCCCTCTGCATGCAATCAATCTTTCCATTCTGGGCGGGCCACCTCTCCAAAACGGATTCGTGTGGTCCAGGGGAAGGGGTCCGTGCCCCCATACGAGCTTGAGTACTGAACAACGATTCAGTACCTTGAGCCCGGGCATTCACTCTTGGCACGCCACACACACGAGCGTAGCAGGGAGTTCACACACAAGACACCTACAGGATGCTCGCTTCCAAGTTCTTCAACATGAACTGGTGCGACATCATGGCCGAGCAGGAACAGGCCCAGACGAACGTCCACCTCCGCATGAGCGCAGCGGAGTGGAAGGAAGAGGCAAAGCGCATCATCCGGTCCTGGCCCAGGGGGCGTGACCTGCGGGAGGCACTGACCTACCTGGACCGCATCGACGCTGCCCGTGCGGCTGCGCCGGTGGCGGCTCCGGCGCCGGTCGTTCGCCGCCCTCGCACCGAGTTCGACATCGACTTCGCCATCTGGCGGGACATGGTCGAGAACCCGGTGCAGTACGGCGACGACATCTGCGAGTGGCTCGAGCTCAACGAGAAGCTGACCAACGGCCCTGGCCGGTGGCGCCTCGGGGCGTTCTGGGACCGCTACCAGGCGGAGCAGGAGAAGGCTGACGCTCAGCGTGCGGCCATCGAGGAGGGTGTCCGCCAGGACAAGGCGGCAACGGTCATCGCAGCGGCGGTTCGTGGGCACCAGGCCCGCACCCGCATGCCCTTCCGGGACTGCTGCATGTGCCTGAGCCACCGCATCTCGCCCCTCGAGACGGACGTCGGACGCATGTGCCGGGGCTGCGCTGAGCAGGGGCCCTACACGGAGGAGACCGGGCCGCTCGCCGACCCCTGGTCCGAGTTCCGGGCCGACTTCACGGACCCCTACCGTGCAGTCGTCGCCTACATCCTCGCCCAGCCGCGCCTGCGGGCGCCGACTCCGGAACCGGAGACGGAGCTCTGCCGCTGGTGCTTCAGCGACCTGGAGGACGGTCAGAAGGACGGCTTCTGCGACCGGGACTGCGAGTACGACTACATGAAGGAGGCGTGGCGTGAGCGCCGCTAAACCCAAAAACCAAAGACAACACTTCAAAACGGAAACACAACCACAAAACCACTTTTCCGTTACCCGTCAAGATGCGCTCTCCTCACAACGCAGTTACCGATGTCATGAACGAGCTGGGAATGCTCCAGTCCGTTCGTGAAACCGTCATCCAAGACCCCGAGAACGCTCGCAGGTGGCTCATCACCTTCGAGTCCATCCCCTTTCCGGACGGGCCCTTCCTCCACCTAGAGGTCATCGAGGGTGACCCTCATCCCTTCGCCTGCGTCCTCGAACGCCGCAATTGCGGCTACCGCTCCATGACTCGCATCATGGACCGCCTGATGCGCCGCCTAGAGCGCCCACCTAGAGCTTCTCCACCTTCGGGGCAACCACCTTCGGGAGGTTCACCACGGTCTTCACCGGAGAGGGACATGCATGACTCTCAGGATGACGACAGGTAACACAGAAGACAGCAAGACACCCACTGCATTTGAACTGAACAGCGGCGACCTTCTTCGAACAGCAAGAACACTTCATTGAAGAATCGGCTTGGTAGGTACAGACACTTTTGTTTTGGGGGGAACACAGGGACAAGGCTCGGGCCGGCACGGAGCTGCGCACTCCGTCTTGCGGGCCTCCTTGCAGGCGAGGTGACGGAAGGGGGGCTCCCGGTAGATGCACCCGGTGTTGCAGAGAGACGTGAGATGAGAGGGGAGTCCACAGACGAACGTCTTTGCCGGGGTGCGGACACGGTTCATGGTGAGCATGAGGGCAGACGGCATTGATGAGTTCTAGCGGGTCAGCTCTAGACTCCTTTCCCGGCTGAAGACAATGAAGACAGTTCGGTTTCGCACCGAGGTCGACCCCGACGTCCGGTATCCACCCGACCGGTTTCGAGACGAGGTGACCATCTACCTTCACGACCCCGAGGGATGGGCGCACTGGCATGCGTTCGAGTACGCCCCCACGGGTCCTGCGAAGCTTATTCGGCTGGCCAGCAAGCGAGCCATTCGGGCTGCAGGCTGTGTGGAGGATGAGCTCTCCTGCGCTATCCTCGGAGGCAAGGACATCTGGCTGAATGCAGACCGATGGATACACGGAGCCCCGAAGAGCAAGCTGTCTCTCCAGGAGTACCGCCAGTACATGGTGACCCACGAGATGGGGCATTCGCTCGGCTACGAGCACGCCAAGTGCCCGGGGTCTGGTCCCGTTCCCGTGATGGTCCAACAGACACTTGGGATTGGCTCGTGTGAGCCGAACACCAAGGTTACAGAGATTGACCTGCGGATGAAGTAATGCTCTACGTTCTGATTCCGCATACCGCCCAGACGTGGGAGGCCTTCCGCATGTTCTCGACCTACAGCGCCGCAGAGCAGGCGGCCCTGGTTGCGGCCCGAGGGTTCGAGCGGGCGGGCTTTGAGCCGGACTGGTGTTCCATCGTTGCCTTTGACGGTCAGGATGAGCTTCATGCTATCTTTTTGTATACACTCGTGGGGTCGGGGCACCTTCATCGGGAACGGCTGCCTACTCCGTCGTCTTGAGAATCATCACACCGGCCCCGATGAGCGCAATTGCGAAGTAATCGTGCAGATGGAGCGTCTCCTTGAAGAGAAGAATACCCACCACCGTTGTCGCCACCACGCTAAGTCCCGACCAGAGCGCATTGGTCATTGCCATGCCCGTTGCATTCATGGTCAGCCGTAGGAGGTAGCCTACGGCCGCATAGAAGAGAACTCCAACCGCAAAGAAGGCGTTGCTGTCAACGCTCTTTTTGAAGCACGACATCGCCAGCGTTTCAAGCATGACGATGAGCAACACATACCAGTAGATACGGGGGATGGCCATTGTATTACGGGGATAGAATATGGAGGTACTTACTGCCTTTGTTCTTGGTCTGGTCGTCTACTTTGGAGCCATGGCCCTCTACTATTCGATTGCGGGCTGTCCTCGTGAGGTTCACTGGACTGTTTAGTTGGAGTAGGCCAGGCCGCCCATGCCGCTCATGATGCGGAAAATGTTGTAGTTCACGGCGTAGATGCGGAAGTTGTACGGGTACGCCTTGCTGGGGAAGGTGCCTGCAACGCCGGAGGCAATGCTATCGAACACGAGGGTCGCATTGTCGATGCGGCTGAAGTTGCACGTGCCCGTCGGCTGGTGCTGCTCCGGGTTGATGGCGAAGGAGTAGACGTTGATGGGGTTCGCACGGCCCTGGACGACGGGCTCGGGGTTGCCTCCGCTGGAGGTCTGCTGGCTCTGGACACCGAAGTTGGTGTTCACGCCGCTGCCCGTGTGGTGCTGGTAGGGCTGGACCTTCCAGAAGTAGTCGCCATAGCGCTCATCGAAGCGGTCCTGGCCGTTAATCTGGAGGCGGCAGCGGTTCACGATGTCGTTGTAGGTGAACGGCATGGTGTAATCCGAGGCGGCGCCCGTGTTCGGGTCCGTGACCTGGCCCACATAGGCGCAGTCCGAGTAGCGGGCATCCTGGAAGACCCAGACGAGCTCCTTGACGGGATGGTTGAGCGTCAGGTCCAGGCGGGCCGAGGACGTGGTAATCTGCTGCTGGCCCGTGTACTGGAGCTGGTCGATGAGGTACTCGTGGCTCTCCTGGGCGAAGCGACGGCGCTCCTCGACGTCGAGGTAGACGTAATCGATGTAGAGCGCCATGTCCTTGAGAGCGGGGAGCGCGGAGGCTGCGGCGTTGATGCCTGCAGAGTAGCCGCCCTTGGACACGAGGTCGGTCGCATCCGCAAGGGTGATGTTGAAGCGAACCTCGTGGTACTGGAGGGCGATGAGGGGCAGCGCAAGACCAGGGTTGCGGTTGAACCAGAACTGGAGAGGCACGTAGAGCACGTTGGGGCGACCCTGGCAAGCAAGCGCTCCCGTCGACGTGCCACCGAGAGCCCCGCCGACCATGGCATCAAGCTTGTAAGCCGTGTTGAAGTCTGCGGTAAGGCACTCCCAGAGGTAGAGCCACTCGCCGTAGTGGGTGTCGATGACCTGACCGCCAATTTCGACCTCAATCTTCCGAAGAAGGAGATACCCGAGGCGACGCTGGGCACCAGACGTCCAGGTGACATCGGGGTTGGGACCCGTGACCATGTCGGGGAGAGTCACCTCCACGTAGGTCTTCCAGACGAGGTCTGCATTGCGGTTGACGACGGCAACGACGCGCTGGCCATAGGTGGGGGCACCGGTGAAGTTCACGCGGAAGGCCTCGACCGCGAAGTTGGTGTGGCGCTTGTAGAGCACCTTCCAGAACGTAATGTGGGGATTGCCAGTGATGTAGGCATCCTGAGCGCCGTAGGCGACGAGCTGAAGAAGACCACCTCCCATTTGTCTTTATACTTCGGAGGGATAAATTCTCCCTCCTCCGCAAGCTTTTTGTGCGGAGAAAGAGTAAATGGGCCGTCGTAGGACCAGCAAGATTGGGGAGAAATTCAATCGGTGCGTGAAATCCGTCCGGACGACGGTCAGGGCTCGTCCCAAATCGTCCAAGGAATCGGCTGCCATTGCCATCTGTACCAAGTCGGTGCTTCAGACCCGAGGTCGTACCCTGAAGCGCTACCGGAAGGGACGCCTGGTGACCCAGACGAAGCTGCGAGGTCGTCGTGGAATGAAGAAGGTCGGTGGAACTTCCGATGAAGACATAACGGATGCGGTAACCAAGTTTGTTAGTGCAATTTCTCAGCCTATTTTGCCAGAGGGAGGCGGAGTAATGGCAACCTATACAAAAGACATAAGGACTGATTGCTATACCATTAAGATTCTAGACCACGGTGAGAAATCGACAATAACGTCATGCCCGTATAATCACGACCGAGACGTGTTTGAAGTACAAGACCGCATTCGTAATTACAAGCAGCGCATTCCGGTTTTTGAAGATGGAGTTTGGCACGGACAGCTTTTCCTCTATCCCACATCGATGAGCCCAGAAGAGCAGTATTTAACACAAGTGGCTATTAACGACGTTCTTGGTTTCCATAGCAGGAACAAAGAAGAAAAGAAATTCTTCGGGAAACTAGGGAGTGATTCCATGCCGGCAAAGCGAGTGGAACTTATAGCTACTTCGATTATTCAAAGGGGGTACTATTACGAAACCGGCGGCGAATTAAGGTCTGTAGCAAAAAAGCTCAACGAAGCACTTGAAACCAAACGTAACTTTCGCGCAAAAAGGGAGACCGCGTAGAGGCGCTACACCCGGCGTCGGTAAGCTTTTTCTAGCAGAAACATAAGGATGACACACACTCGGGGGCATCGGATGCGCAGTCGGCGGCGGAGGGGCGGCGTAATGTGGCCGTTTGGCTCCAAAGAACCAAGCGGTGTTGCGCCTCGAGGATTCGTTGAGGCCAGGTCAGACTCTGTTCTTGGGAACATGGACGCCGAACGGAGTGCAAAATTGAATCCCATCGCTAACAAATTGATTTCTGAGCAACTTATGGACGAGTTTATTACATCCATTCCCGCAACAGAAACGTTTAAAGATTTACGGAAAAAGCTTAATTCTCCCGAGTATCGAGTTGAGTATTGTGGACATTATCCGCCCGGTTATCAGTATAAAAGATGTTCAGACAACAACGAAACAATACGTGATAAGCGTTTGAACATGATTAAAGAACGCGCGGATTTGAAATCTAATATACAGAAGTTTGTAACCCTCAAGGAAGGAGACATCGCAGACCTGAAAGCCCACGGTGCGGATGTTTCAGAGCTTCAAACTCAACTAAAGCAGTTTCAGGACCTGGTGAAGGGGGGGAAGCGTACTCGTCGTCGCTCTACGCGGTACACCCGGCGCCGCAAGCACTAAGCGCTCCCAGGGCCGCCATCTGTTCCGCCTTCTTCCGCGTCGTCCCGTGTCCGTAGGCAAGCTGCTTTCCGTCTCCATCGCAGACTGCCACTCGAATCTCACCCTTCTTCGGGTCATTTGACAGCATGACATACGCCGGCGTGCACTTGAGCTCCCGCTGGCAGTACTTCTGAAACAAGTCCTTGTAATTTGTCGTCTCTGCGACGATGTCCTCGATGTCCAGATAGGCCTCGAGAACAGTGGTTACAAACGTGTAGACAATCTGAAACCGTTGCCCGCAGTCGGTCCACAGCGCACCCAAGAAGGCCTCGAAGATGTCCCCCAGCTTCTTCAGGTTTGCGCGTCCTGCGATGGCCGGCGACTCCTCGTTGTGCCGAGAGATGACATAGAACCGGTCCAGTCCAATCTGCTTCGAGAGCTTGCCGATGCACTCGTTGTTCACCAGCGCCTTGCGAGCATCCGTGAGGAATCCCTGCTTGCGTTCCGGGTACTTCTTGCGGAGGTATGTGGCCACGCAGCAACCGAGCACCGAGTCTCCCTCGAACTCGAGGCACTCGTAGGACTCGTCCTGGAGAGGCATGACTCCCTGCGGACACGGAGCCAGCTGCGCCGGACGTCCATCGGGCGTCGTATAGTCGGTGCGTCTGACATACGTGGTATGGACCATGGCTGTCTGGAACACACGTGGAGTGCGCACTTTGTAGTGCGGCAATCCATGCTTGTGGAGGATAGTACTGATGTCGCGTTCAGTAAACCAGCGATTTGCGGGGTTGTAGGGCGAGTAGACGTCCATTGAAGGATTCTCTGTCAGACCTGTGTAGGTCCGTTTTACGCAAGACCCAAAAATTCACGCCCAATCTTCGACCCTACAAAGACAAACGTTGTTCCAGTCAACGCAACAATGGCATGGTTGCGCATGCTTCCACCGAGCATCGTGACATGAGACC